CCAAGAAAATCGTTTGGTGCCGCAGCCACCTGAGTCGGGTCCGAGACGTTCGCCAAGCCGGAGGCCAGCGCATGGGTAACTCTCGGAAGTCTTACACGGTGGGCTACAAAAAACCCCCGACGGCCACGCAATTCCCACCAGGGCAATCAGGTAATCCCAAGGGGCGCCCGAAGGGAACGAAAAATCTGCAGACCGACCTGCAAGAAGAATTTCACGAAGACATCAAAATTCATGAAGGCGGTAAAACAGCGGTCATCTCCAAACAACGCGCGCTGATCAAACGGCTGATGGATAAAGCGCTCAAAGGCGGGGAGCGAGCCGCAGAGCTGCTCATCAAATGTTCGATGGGGATGAACCATGTCGACGAAACCAGTGACCATGCCTCTGACCTTTCCGCCGCGGATGAAGCGATCCTGCATTGGTATCGCACGAAGGACGCTCCTCCCGACGCTCCACCTGAACCTCAGAAAGGATCTCCAGCATGAATCCTTATACGCTATCCGCAGTCCTCTCGGCCGTCTTACGTCACGATCTGTATGCCTTCTTGAGGAAAACCTTTGAGGAAGTGACCCCTGGCACGCCCTTTCAGCCGAATTGGCATTTAGAACTGATTGCGGACCGGCTCCAACAGTGTGCTCTCGGGCACATCAGACGGGTGATCATTACGGTGCCCCCGCGTAGCTTGAAATCCATTGCCGCCTCGGTGGCCTTTCCCGCCTGGATGTTGGGGCAGGATGCGACACGCAAGATCATTTGTGCCAGTTATAGCTCCGACTTGGCCGCCAAATTCGCGCGTGATTGTCGGGCGGTCATGGAGAGTGCCTGGTATCGCCGGCTCTTTCCGCACACCCGGCTGGAACGATATGCCGAAATGGACTTGATGACCACGCAAAAAGGGATGCGGTATGCCACCTCCGTCGGGGGAACACTCACGGGGTTAGGAGGAAGTGTCATTATCATTGATGATCCCTTAAAACCGCAGGAGGCACCGTCGAAAGTTCAACGTGACCGCGTGAAGCATTGGTATGACAATACCCTGTTTTCTCGGCTGGATAACAAAGCGGACGATACCATTATTCTGGTGATGCAACGGCTGCATATGGATGATCTCGTGGCTCATGTCCTGACTCAGGGATCGTGGGATCATCTGGACCTTCCGGCCATTGCGGAGCGCGATGAAATCTTTACCTTGCGTGATGGCCAGCAGATGACCAGAAAGATAGGAGAGGTGTTGCACCCTGCGCGGGAACCGAAGGCGGTGTTAGACACGATTCAGGCCACGATGGGCAGTGCCAACTTTTCCGCGCAATATCAACAACAGCCGGTACCCGAGGCCGGGAACTTGGTGAAACGGAAATGGTTTGGATGCTACGAACCCTCGGCTCTGCTCAGACAAGGGGGCTTCATGGTGCAGTCCTGGGATATGGCGGCCAAAAGTTCTGAACTGTCGGATTTTTCCGTGTGTACGACGTGGTGGGTGCAGGACAAACGCTATTATTTGCTGCATGTGTTTCGCCAACGTCTGACGTTTCCTGACCTCAAGCGGGCGGTGATTGAGCAGGCCCGCCAGTTTCAGCCACGCTCGCTCCTCATCGAAGATACTGCGGCAGGGACGGCCCTCATCCAAGAATTTCGCCAGCGCAGTCAAGCGGGCGTCCCGCCGCCGATCGCCATCGTCCCCGTGGGAGATAAGATCATGCGTTTGGCCGCTCAATCGCCTCTTCTGGAAGTGGGGCAGGTGGTCCTCCCCCGGCAGGCGCCTTGGTTGGAAGCCTTCCTCACCGAGCTCTTGGCCTTTCCGTCGAGTACCTATGATGATCAAGTCGATAGTCTCTCGCAATTTTTGACCTGGATGTCGGAACGCTGGCGCAATCGTATCCGATACGGCAGGACCATCGGGATGTACTAGGCCGCCAACGTGTACGGGCTGACCTGTCCCTTCTTTACCTTCATCCCCATTGGAAAACCTGTGTGTTTGAGCGACCACAAGGCTGGAGGCGGGTGTTGACCAGACGGGGTCAGGTGTCTCTCCTTCGTCAAGCGCCGTGTGAGGAAGTGGGGCGATTCGGGTGATCGTCACAGGGAAAGCCGGGCAGGGGGCGTGCCACGAAAGAACACGCTTGACTTGGCCTCCCTCGGCAAGCGTACATGGGAGCAGACCGTGGAGTTTACTCGTGCCGCCCCGAACTCTCTCACTCGCCACCCTTCATCACAAGACAACCGCGGAACTTCTTCGGGCCTGGACCGAGGTCGTGGGACAAGCCCCACGCTGTCCGGGCAGTCGAGAATTCCTGCTGCTGGGGGTAGCCTGGCATCTGCAAGCCCAGCAAGAAAGTGGCCTCACCCCAAGCCTCACGCGCCAACTCAACACACTGTCGAAGGTCTCTCTTCCAAAAGGCCAGGGCAAGCCCATCACGCCTTTGGCTCGATTCCAGGTTGGGACCGTCATCACGAAAGACTGGCAGGGAAGAGTGTACACGGTCATGGTCCAGAAAGACGGGTTTGCCTTTGATGGGCAGACGTATCAGAGTCTGTCTGAGATTGCCCGCCGCATCACGGGCACACGGTGGAATGGCCCGGCCTTCTTTGGATTACGATCCGAACCCAAGCGCAAGAAGAATGGAGACCATCAGCCATGACGAGGCCAAGCGCGATACGCCTCAAGCAGAGCCAGCCAGCCCAACGCACCAAGTCCAACAGGCCCAAACGCCTCTGGTGTGCGGTGTATACCCGGAAATCTTCAGAAGAAGGACTGGACCAAGCCTTCAATTCCCTTGATGCGCAACGCGAGGCCGGGGAAGCCTATGTACAGAGTCAAGCCCAGGAAGGGTGGCGGCTCTGTCCGACTCGGTATGATGACGGCGGTTATTCAGGGGGCACCCTCGAACGTCCGGCGGTTCAACACTTACTCAACGATATCCAAGCCAACCGCATTCAGATTGTGGTGGTGTATAAAGTCGATCGCCTCACCCGGTCCTTACGGGACTTTGCCCACCTCGTTGATCTTTTTGATACCCATGGGGTCTCCTTTGCCGCCGTCACGCAACCCGTCAATACGACGACCTCCACAGGGCGACTGATGCTGAATGTCCTGCTCTCCTTTGCGCAGTTTGAACGCGAAGTCACGGGGGAACGAATTCGCGATAAAATTGCGGCGTCCAAGCAGAAAGGATTGTGGATGGGCGGACTGCCGCCGCTCGGGTATGACATTCACGAACGATCCTTAGTGGTGAATGCGGGGGAGGCAGACGTTGTTCGGTACATCTACCAACGGTATGGGGCCGTGGGCGCGGTGGGAACACTGACACACGACCTTCACGCCCATGGGTGTCGGACCAAGCACTATCACAGTCGTGGGGGAAAGGTGTCCGGGGGAAAAAGTTTTTCCCGTGGCCATCTCTATCGGATCCTCCAGAATCAGCTCTATCGAGGAAAGATTGCACATAAGGGGCAGGTCTATGAAGGGGCCCATGATGCGATCATTGATGAGGAGGTGTGGACGAAGACACAAACATTACTCGCCACCAACCGCCAGACGTTTGTGAGTGATGCCCGGGTGGTCTCACCCTCGTGGCTCAAAGGGCTCCTCTATGATGATGCCGGCCATCGCATGAGTCCCAGTCATGGCCGTAAAGGCTCGCGCCGCTATCAGTATTACATTAGTCAGGCCGTCTTGCAGTATCGTGAACATGAGGCGGGGAGTGTGGCGAGACTGCCAGCCTTTGTCCTTGACCAGCTGGTCAGCGATCGCATCCAAGAGGAGTTGGAGAAGGAGGAACATACCCAGCCGCTTGCCAGACGACTCGCTCAGATGTCGGAGCAGGAACGTCAGCAGGGGCTACGTCGCATCATCCAACGAGTGGTGGTGAGTCGGACCACCGTGCGCATCACACTCCATCTGTGTGGTGACCTGTTGCCGTCAGACATGAATGGGCAGATGGAAATGGACGATGGTAAGGAGCCGTCCGTGAGAACTTTTGAGGTTCCTTTCACCCTTGTCCGACGCGGGGGAAGCAGTCGAGTGATGCTCAACGGCGCGCCAGTGAAACACCCGAGTGAGCCGAATGCCGTACTCATCCAAGCGGTGGTTCGTGGGTATCAGTGGCGGGAGCAATTGCTGAAAGGGCCGGAACGCACACTCAAGGACTTTGCCAAGGAACAAGGGGTGACGCCGCGGTATCTGATGCGGTTGCTCCGTGTCAGTTTTCTCGCGCCGGACATCATTGAAGCGATTGTTGGTGGGACCCAACCAGCCACCATGACCTTGGAACGGTTCCGCCGAGCCATACCTCTGGCTTGGTCAACACAACGCCAACTCTTTGGATTTCCCTCACGTGAGCCCACGTAGCTTCTCTCTTCACGTCTCCGCCCGGGAAGGCGTTAGAGAATCTCTCGATTTGGCACAACCTCACGATTGGTGGGGGAATTCTCTCTGCTATTCAGAAACGGCCACCCGAAGGACCGGCGAAATGGCCCGTAGAGAAAAGGGGAACACATAGGCAGAATGAGTCACGTTTCAGGTGTGGAGAGAGAGAAACAATGTCGCCCCGTTCTGCCTAACGTGTGAAAATCTTGAGGGATTTTGGGAAGACAAGAGAATCCAGAATTTTGCCGGTGACTGGTTGGCGGAGAGGGTGGGATTCGAACCCACGGTCCCTTTCGGGACAACGGTTTTCGAGACCGTCC